GCAAAAACTAAACTTAGCGCTTGACTTTAGTTTTTGCTTAGTTTATACTAAGTTTGCGCTTAAAAAGCGCAGAAAGCCCCTAAGGCAGCTTAGTAATCGTTTCGCAAGATATTTGGTTGGTGGTACTCCCTATATTAAGCGAAACTTACTAAGTTGTCAAGTGAAAACTTAGTAAAGGAGGAATAATATTGAGTTTTTTACAGGCTAGAAAAAAAGCTGGTCTCACACAAGCCGTTGTTGCTGAAAAACTCGGAATCACTGCTGCTTCGGTGTGTCAGTGGGAGACTGGCAAAAATTTACCCCGCGCAGAGAAGCTTCCGGAAATTGCTACTCTGTATGGTTGTACTGTAAATGATTTGCTTTCGGACAACCCTGCTTCTGAATCATCTACAGATTAGCGCAAAACCAGTCCTATATAACGGACGGAAAGGAAGGTGGCACATGCCCCGCAAATTCACATTCAAAGAATATTGGGATGCGTTGAATCCGGCAGACCCCGTTCCGCTGAAGGAAAGCATCCTCCGCAGAGCGCATATTGACTTTGCCGATGACTGGCCGAAGCTGAAAGCGCTCATCGACCGGGCCTATCCCGACCCGTACTGATCTGGGGTGATCACGATGAACGCAAACTGCACCCTAACCCCACAGCAGGTGGAGACACTTGCCCGCCCTTTCATCCATATGGCAGATGCCATTATGGAATACTACAAGGATCCCGAACACGAAGCAGCATTCCAAGCCTGGTACTTAGAGAAATACGGCCACCCGGCCCCAGAAGGAGTATGAAAAATGAACAGTAACGGAATTTACCTTGCCCACAAGACTGACAACGGTGTGCAGTCTATCCACATCGACGAGGATGTACTGTGGTTTGCCCGACTGAACAGACTGACCGGCAACCGTATTATGGCTGCCAAGAAGCGCAGCGATACCATGAAGCGCAACACCGGCCGGAGAATGAAGGCACTCCACAGCACCGTCAAATGGTCCGCCGCCATGTTCGCACTGGCTGCCGGCCTACTGGTCTCCCATTTTATGGGGTACATCGTTCCGTTCATCGCATTGCCCGGTGCCGCCGTGTGCCTGTGCATTGCAAGCTGTAAGATTGGCCTTTTCGTAGGCCGCCACCAAAGAAAGGAGAAATACCATGAGTAATCTGGAAATGAAGGTTGACGCTCTTATGCGTCTTTGCACCGCTGAAACTGAGGAAAGTCGTGCAGAAGCAATGGCCACCTGCCGAGGAATGCTCGACAGCTCCGCTGTTGCCGCCCCCCCTGTTGAGGAGAGAAATGTGGACGTAGCGATCCGTCAAGTCCTGCTTGATCTGGGTGTGCCAGATCACATTCTCGGTCAGCGGTACCTTGTAACCGCGCTGACTATCGCTGCCAAGGATCAGACCGCTGTTGATGCAATTACCGGCTACCTGTATCCCACCGTGGCAGAGCAGTACAACACCACCGGTTCCAGAGTGGATCGAGCAATCCGCCACGCAATCGAAGTTGCATGGGACAGAGGTGATCTGGAAGTACTGGCAAAGTACTTTGGCAATACCGTCAGCGGTACCAAAGGCAAGCCCACCAACAGCGAGTTTATCGCCCGGATCTCTAATGTTGTCCGTGCGCAGACATGAAAAAGCCGCCCTCGGTTGTAGCAGAACCGAAAGGCGGCAATGGAAAAAGATCCACAATCATTCTAATCTACTGAAAGGAAAATGTCAATGTGTGCTGTAAAGATCGCAGCGCTTGAAGCTGAGAATGTCAAGCGTATCCGTGCGGTAGCTTTGGAACCGTCACCCGCTGGCCTTACGGTAATTGGTGGCAATAACAACCAAGGCAAGACAAGTATTCTCGACACCATCGCCTGGGCATTAGGTGGCGACCGCTACCGGCCCAGTAATCCTACAAGGGACGGCTCAACCATTCCGCCCCGAATTAAAATCACTCTGTCCAACGGTCTGATCGTTGAGAGAGCCGGCAAGAACAGTGTCCTCAAGGTCACGGATCCCAACGGCCAGAAGAGAGGTCAACAGCTGCTCAACAGTTTTGTGGAAGAGCTGGCACTGAACCTCCCCAAGTTTATGGAGCAGTCCAGCAGGGACAAAGCCGAAACCCTCCTGCAGGTTATCGGTGTTGGAGATCAGCTCCACGCTCTGGAATTGCAGGAAAGAGAGCTGTATAACCGCCGCCATGCTATCGGGCAGATCGCTGATCAAAAGAAGAAATTCGCTTTGGAAATGCCTTACTACCCGGACGCACCGGCAGAGCCTGTATCTGCACTTGAGCTGATTCAGCGACAGCAGGCAATCCTTGCCCACAATGGTGAAAACCAGCGCAAGCGGCAGCAGGCAGCTCAGCTGGAATATCAGTGCAACAACACCCGTCAACGCATCGAATCTCTGGAGGAAGAGTTGCTTCATTTGCAGGAACAATACAACATTCTCTGTGCTGATTTGGAGATTGCCCGGAAGTCTGCCGCTGAACTGCAGGACGAATCCACCGCACAGATCGAGCAGGACCTGGAGAACATTGAAGCGATCAATGTCAAGGTCCGTGCCAACAGCGACCGGGAGCGTGCTGAGCAGGATGCCCAGCAGCACAGTCAGCAGTATGACGATCTGACCGGACAGCTGGAGAGTGTCCGCAAGGCGAAGATCGACCTTCTGGCAGGCGCTGTGCTTCCCTTGGAGGGACTGTCTGTAGAAGACGGGGAACTGACCTACCACGGCAAGAAGTGGGACGGCATGAGCAGCAGCGACCAGCTGAAGGTAGCCACCGCTATTGTCCGCGCCCTCAACCCGGAGTGTGGCTTTGTCTTGTTGGATAAGTTGGAGCAGATGGATCTGCAGACTATGCAGACCTTCGGGCAGTGGCTTGAGACCCAGAACCTGCAGGCTATTGCCACCCGGGTCAGTACCGGCTCCGAGTGTACCATCATCATCGAAGATGGCCATGTGGCCGGTGAAGTACTGCCGGAGATCCCGGCTGCCAATTCTGGCTGGAAGGCAGGTGTTTTCTAATGCAAATCACATCCGGAGTTTTGTCCACACCTCTCAAGGTGGTGGTCTATGGTCCTGAAGGTATCGGCAAGAGTACCTTCGCAGCGCAGGCTCCCGGCCCTCTGTTCATCGACACTGAGGGCAGTACATCCCGAATGAATGTCCGGCGACTGCCTGCACCCACCAGCTTCACGATGATCCAGGAAGAGATCCGCTATGTTATTTCCAATCCCACGGTATGCCAGACCCTTGTGCTGGACACCGCAGACTGGGCAGAACGGCTGTGCCGTGACGGTGTGTGTTCCAAGAACAGCAAATCCGGTCTTGAAGATTTCGGATATGGCAAGGGCTATACCTATGTGTATGAAGATTTCGGCAGGATGCTGAACCTTCTGGATCAGGTAATAGATCGCGGTATCAATGTGATCGTCACCGCCCACGCTGCTATGCGGAAATTTGAGCAACCGGACGAATCCGGCGCCTATGACCGTTGGGAACTGAAACTGATCAATGCCCAGAAGTGCAGCATTGCCAACATGCTCAAGGAGTGGGCAGACATGGTTCTGTTTGCAAACTATGAGACCTATGTAATCAAGGGCAAAAACGAGATGGAGAAGAACAAGGTGACCGGCGGCAAACGGGTTATGCATACCACCCACCACCCCTGTTGGGACGCAAAGAACCGGTTTGGGCTGCCTGAGAAACTTCCCTTCGATTTTTCTCACATTGCCCACTGTTTCAATGCTACACCTTCCGCCGCGGCAGCTCCCACCGCCTCCGTACCTCCTGCGGTCACACCTCCGCCCCCTGCACCGAAGAAAGAGGAAAACCCTACGACGGTTGGGTCATCCTTGCCGGAGACGACCCAGAACTCCCTTTTTGACAATGACGGTATCCCACCGGCACTGTACCAGCTGATGGAGCAGAACAAGGTTACTGAAACGCAGATCCGGAAGGCGGTAGCCAGCAGAGGCTACTACCCGGAAGCAACCCCCATCAAAAATTATGATCCCGACTTTGTGTCCGGTGTCCTTGTGGGCGCATGGCCACAGGTCTATCAACTGATTAAGGAGAATAACTGATATGAGCGTTTATGAAAA